ACGAAGCTGATACTGATTTTTCTGCACAGAATGCCGCTGGCGATTTGACTGGTGGATCACCAGCCGTTCACGATGGCAATTCTCCAGTTGAAGGTACATACACAACTGGTAGTGGTATGACCACAGCCGCTGCTGAAACTCTCGGTTCTGGTGCAGCTAACGAAGGTCAATTCGCTGAAATGTCTTTCTCAATTGAGAAGGTCAGTGTTGCTGCTAAGAGCCGTGCTCTGAAAGCAGAATACACGATGGAATTGGCGCAAGACTTGAAAGCAGTTCATGGTTTGGACGCTGAGCAAGAACTTGCTAACATTCTTTCTGCTGAAGTTCTCGCTGAAATCAACCGTGAAGTTGTTCGTACTATCAACAGCACTGCTACAATCGGTGCTCAGCAAACAGCTTCTGCTGGTACTTTCGACCTTGACGTTGACGCTAATGGTCGTTGGTCAGTTGAAAAATTCAAGGGCTTGATGTTCGAACTTGAGCGTGAAGCAAACGAAATTGCTCGTGCTACTCGTCGTGGTAAGGGTAACATCCTCATCTGTTCTTCTGACGTTGCTTCTGCACTTCAGATGGCTGGTGTTCTGGATTATACTCCTGCTCTTTCTAACAGCCTTCAAGTAGATGACACTGGCAACACTTTCGCTGGTGTATTGAATGGTCGTGTTAAAGTATACATTGATCCTTACTTCTCAGCTGGTGCTTCTGGCAATCACTATGCAACTCTTGGCTACAAGGGTACTTCTGCATATGATGCTGGCTTGTTCTACTGCCCTTATGTACCTCTCCAGATGGTACGTGCGGTTGGTCAAGATACGTTCCAGCCTAAGATCGGTTTCAAGACTCGCTATGGCATGGTAGCTAACCCATTTGCTACTACTGCTGCTGACGGTCTAATCGATGTTGCTAAGAAGAACATCTACTATCGTCGCATGGCGATTGCTAACTTGATGTAAGATCAAATCAGCAATAAGACTGATGTTTAAGGGGCTCTTCGGAGCCCCTTTTTTTTTGATTATAAATACTAAACAACAATAGAGATTAATTAGATGGCAACTCCTTCAAATACAAGTTTTTTAGCCAATAACAAATATGACTTTGTTATCGAAAGGCTACCTAACTTTACATTTTTTGTACAAGGCATTAACATGCCATCTATCACTATGAGTCCAACACAAACTGCATCACCATACACAAACATATTTAATCCAGGCAATATTCTAACATACGAACAATTGCAGGTAACATACATTGTGGATGAAGATATGAAATCGTGGTTTGAAATTTATAACTGGATGACAAATCTAGGAAATCCTACATCACTGGATAAACTAGGAACTCTAACAAAAACTGCAGGTAAAATCAATAGCGTTACATCTGACGCTACACTATTGATAAAAACAAACTCTAATAATAACAACGTTCGAATAAAATTCTACGATTTGTTTCCTGTAGAATTGACCGGATTTACATTGAGTAGCGCAGAAGGTCAAGACTTTCAAACAACGGTCGTCACTTTCTCGTACAATTATTTGGAAGCAAAAACATTGACAAATTAGCAGTAATGTAGTATAATTAATATATTTCGGTTTATTATGGATTTATTATGACTTTAGATGAACTTATGACAGAGTGGAAAGAAGACGCTCAGATTGATCACACGAGCTTAGGGATGGAATCTCTGAAGATCCCCAAGTTACACAGCAAATACCTAAAATTTTATTACGAAGAACGAAGACGTCTAAAGGCGTTGGAGTTTCAAAGTAAAGACTTGTATCTCGCAAAGCATGAATATTACAATGGCAAGATGTCAGAAGAGGAACTTAATGAGCGTGGGTGGGAACCATTTCAGAAGATCCTACTAAAAGCCGAATCTGAAATGTATGTCCAGTCAGACGAAGATATTATATCAGTAAATATTAAAATTGTAAATCAAAAAGAAAAAATGTCACTACTAGAAGAGGTAATCAAAAACTTGAACCAAAGAAATTTCCAAATAAAGAATGCAATAGATTACCTCAAGTTTACCGGCGGTGAGATCTAGTGTCTAAGATTGTCGCAGCAAAACTGAATGAAGTCTACGCTTACGTACAGTGTGAAAGCGGAGAAGCTATGGAACTCAGTGAGTACTTTACTTTTTATGTTCCCGGCTATAAGTTTATGCCTGCGTACAAAAATAAAATATGGGACGGTAAGATTCGGCTATTTCATTCTCATAACAAAACTTTATACTATGGATTAATACCGCACTTAAAACAGTTTTGTGAAGAACGAGGATACAACTTTTCTCTAGATAAGTCAATAGATGCTGACGAAGAATTTTCTGTAGAAGAAGCAAATCAATTTATAAAAACACTGAATCTTCCCTTAGAGCCTCGTGATTATCAGATCAAAGCATTCGTACACGCTATACGCAAAAGACGGGGAATGCTGCTGTCTCCCACAGCGTCAGGCAAATCTCTCATCATCTATCTAATTATGAGATATCTTGCGGGAAAGACTTTAATTATTGTACCGACAACATCTCTGGTGTCTCAGTTGTACAAAGACTTTATTTCATATGGTTACGATTCCGAAACAAACGCACATCAAATTATGGCAGGTGCGGATAAAGACACAGATAAGCCTGTTGTCATTTCTACATGGCAATCTATTTACAAGCAGAAAAAGTCTTGGTTCAATCAGTTTGATGTTGTTGTAGGAGATGAAGCCCACCAATTCAAAGCAAAGTCTCTGACATCTATTATGACAAATCTTGAAGATTGTGCATTTCGATATGGTCTAACAGGAACACTTGACGGAACACAAACTCACAAGTTAGTTCTCGAAGGACTATTCGGTGCAGTAAAGAAGGTAACATCAACTAAAACTTTGATGGATGCTGGGAACCTAGCCGAGTTTAAAATTAAAGCACTTATTCTAGAACACACAAAAGAAAACAAAAAGATTGTCAGTAAGTATAAGTATCAAGAAGAAATAGACTACTTAGTTGCTTCGGCTAGTAGAAATAACTTCATAACAAATCTTTCAGTATCTCTAGAAGGAAACACCCTTTTATTATTTCAATATGTAGACAAACACGGAAAAATGTTGTATAATACCATTTGCGATAAAGTAGAAAAAAATAGAAAAGTATTCTATGTGTCAGGTGAAACTAAGGCTGAGGTGAGAGAAGATATTAGATCTGTTGTCGAGAATGAAAGTAATGCTATCATCGTGGCTTCATACGGGACATTTTCTACAGGTATAAATATTAAGAACTTACACAATGTTATATTTGCTGCACCTAGTAAAAGTAAAATTCGAATATTACAATCAATAGGGCGTGGCTTAAGAATAAGTGATACAAAGACTGCGGCAACTCTATACGATATCGCCGATGATCTAACTCACGGTAAGAAACAGAACTATACGCTGAGCCATTTTGTAGAAAGAATGAAAACGTATAATGAAGAAAAATTTGATTATAAAATCTACAACATCAAACTTAAGGATTAGTTATGGACGTTACCAAAATAATTAGAACATCGTCAGGTGATACTCTTATCACACGAATCATCAATGAAACTATTTCTTATATTGAAATTATGTATCCGTTTCAAATATGGAACGAAATTGAAGGTAGAGAAAAATTGAATATTCAAGTATTGAAATGGGATTATGCTTCCGACTTTAAACAGCCTTTTAGGATGTACAAGACGAGCATCATCGCAATTTCTGACCCGACTGAAGATATGAAGCAGTCGTATGAAAATGTCATCAACTCTGAAAGGATAGATGATTATATTGGTGACACTAAGATAGATGAACCAGACACTAAAGAATATCTAATGGAAGTACTAGAAAATCTCAAGAAGAAAGAAGTACATTAAAAATATCCATATGTATAGGCTACACAGTGATTGTACCTCATTGTCAAGCAATTGTCAAGTTTTTTTAAGGATTTTATTATGACTAAGAAAGATAAGCCTCTGAAGCACTACGTTAATAATCAAGAGTTTCTTGAGCATATAACTGTGTACCGTGATAATGTTATTAAAGCAAAAGATACAAACAAACCTAGACCACGAGTTCCGGAGTACATAGGTTCGTGTCTTTTCAAGATTGCCACACACTTGTCCCGTAAGCCTAACTTTGCTAATTATACTTTTAGGGAAGATATGATCTCCGATGGCGTTGAAAATTGTCTGCTATACATCGACAATTTCGATCCAGCAAAATCTAAGAATCCTTTTGCATATTTTACTCAAATCATTTATTATGCGTTTCTCAGGCGTATTCAAAAAGAGAAAAAACATTTGTATGTCAAATACAAGAGTATGGAGAATGAAGTAATCAACACACTGATTCAGAATCTTGGAGAAGATCATGTCGCTGAACAACTGAATGGTATGATACACGATGCATACAGCGAAGAATTCATCGCCGACTTCATCGAGAGTTTCGAATCAACTAAGAAAAAAAAGAAAGAAAGGGCAAAGAAAAAGTCTTGACATTTCCCTACCCTTGCTTTATAATACGCAACAATAACTATTAGTGGATTTTCTATGAAGGTTTGCCTTTTGGGTGATACGCACTTTGGGGTACGTAACGATTCCTTAGCGTTTCACCGATATTATGATGAGTTCTACACAAATCATTTCTTTCCGTATTTACAAGATAATGATATCAAAACGATTATCCAGTTAGGAGATTTGTTTGACCGTAGAAAGTATATTAACTTTGTTTCTTTGTCAGAAAGTCGCAGATATTTCTTTGACCGACTGGCTGAGTTTGATATTGACTTTCACGCATTGATCGGTAATCACGATATCTTTTGGAAGAATAGTGTAGAAGTAAACTCTCCCGATTTGTTGTTGAAAGACTACGATAACATAACTCTATGGCAGAAGCCTGGAACACTGACTATTGGTAGTGCAGTGTTTGATATGATCCCGTGGATATGTAAAGAGAACCAAGAAGAAATCTTTTCTTTCATTGACAAGAGTACCTCTCCGTTTTGTATCGGTCACTTTGAGTTGGCCGGATTCCAAATGATGAAAGGCGTAAACTCACACGATGGTATGAAATCAGATTTCCTTGACAAGTATGACGATGTGTTCAGTGGGCATTTCCATACACAATCAAAGTCTGGTAACGTAAGATACACAGGCACACCATACGAATTGTTCTGGAATGACTATGCAGATCCCAAAGGTTTCTGGATATTTGATACTGACACAAAAGAAGTGGAGTTTGTGCAGAACGAATTGAATATGTTCCACAAGATCTTCTATGATGACTCTAAAGAGATGGAAGACATTGACTTTGAGAAATACTCTGACACTTACGTCAAGATTGTGGTACTCAATAAACAAAGCCCATATCTATTTGACAAATTGCTTGATGAGTTGTATAATGTCAATCCGGCAAACATATCTGTCATTGAAGACTTCACAGACGACACGATAGAGAATATTGATTCGGAACTGATAGACCAAGCGGAAGATACATTAACGATTCTATCTAATTACGTAGACCAACAAAACATAAACGAGGCAGAACCAGTCAAGACACTAATGCGTGAACTTTATGTCGAGGCTCTGTCGCAGGAGACTGTTTAGTGATTATATTCAGAACTTTAAAGTATAAAAACTTTTTATCGTCTGGAAACTATTTCACTAAGATTGATTTGGATAAAGAAATATCCACGTTGATTCTTGGTGCAAACGGTTCTGGTAAATCTACAATGCTTGATGCGTTGTGTTTTGGTTTGTTTGGTAAACCGTTTCGTAATATCAATAAACCACAACTACTTAACAGTATCAATCAAAAGAATGCGACAGTTGAGATTGAGTTTGACACTGGAAACAAATCCTATCGTGTTGTGCGTGGTATGAAACCAAACATCTTTGAGATTTACTGTAATGGTAAGATGCTCAACCAAGATGCTGCGGTTAGAGATTATCAAGACACATTTGAGAAAGTAATACTCAAACTCAATTACAAATCATTCACGCAGATTGTAATTCTGGGTAGCGCATCGTTCACTCCGTTTATGCAATTGTCTGCGGCTGACCGTCGTTCTATTATTGAAGACTTGCTTGATATTCGTATCTTCTCTACTATGAACTCACTACTCAAAGAACGATATCAAAAACTCAAGAATGAACTCACCAACGTCAAGTATAAGTCTGATTCTATTGAAGAACGAATCGAGGTGCATCGCCAGTATATTGAGGATATCAAAAAGGACAACAAAGAGAAAGTCAAGAATCTAAAAGAACAGATTACTAACGAACAGGAACAGATTGATTCTCGACTGGAAGAACTCAAGTGTCTTCAGAAGAAGTATGATGGTGTAGCAGATGAAGTCCGAGAAGCAGCATCCATCTCAGATAAAATCAAGAAACTAGAAGACGTACAAAAAGATCTCAAACGAACTAAGAAAAAGATTGACAGTGACATCTCTTTCTATGAAGACAACGATGAGTGCCCTACTTGTAAGCAGGGTATTGAAGATCACTTCAAACACGATATTCTTACAGAACGATCCGACAAAAAATCTAAAGTTGATGAAGGCTTGCGTGAACTCAAACTCAAGCACGCCGCAATGAAAAGTAAGATGGAAGTTATTCACGAGTCTATGGAGCGAATGAACAAACTGAAGATTCG